TAATGCCAGAGGTATAGGCCAAATTGATAATGGTAAGTTAATAGCTGCTGTACAGAATTACTCTTCAACACTATCTGCCAGAGCAAAAGATTCACTATTAGGCCAGCAATTAGATGCCTTCATTGCTAATATTCGTAGAGCAGGTAGTAATACGGCAGCGTTGAAGGAGGAGTTAGACGCCGCTCAAAAGTCGTTTGAAGCCGTTAAATCAGACGCTCTGTCTAAGGCTCTAGCACCCTTCATAAATAAATACATGGACCCAGAACTAGGGGTGATATCCAATTCTGCTGCAGGTAAAATAAAAAGCCTGTTCGCCAAGGATGACGCTGCTGATTTAATTCCGCAAATTTTGAAAGAATCCGGTGACAATCCTCTTATAAGAGAAGGTCTGCAATCGGAGTATATAAAATATCTTCGTAGTATTGCACTAGGCAACACTGAAGACATAGGCGGTGCTGCTATTATGCAGCCCGGTAAAATTAAGAAGTGGATGGAAAAAGACGGTGCTGAAACTATCGCCGTGATGGACAGCCTGTTTGAAGACCGCCCTAAGATGCAGATACTGCTTAGAGAGATACTGAATTTCACCCAAGACGTGGGCAGTTCACGGGCGTCCAAGGCACTACCTGCCGGATCAAATACTAATGAACTTCAGCAATTCCAAGGCGCAGTAAACCGGTTAATCTATATTACTGCAGGCCCACTGAGCCGTACTGGTACACGCATACGGGCTGGTATGCAGTTTGCTTCAGACAAATTAGACGTGGCAAACCAAGCACCCAAGGCTATGGACACACTACTAGCCGATCCAGACCTCGCTCTTAAACTTGCAGAAGAGATTGCACGGCGTAGGTCTTCCGTAGGGTTTGGTGAGGACTTTAGAATAAGCAGAGAGATGGCTGATAAATTATTCCAAACCGGTCTACGGGTAGGTCTATACACAGAAGAGGATCGTGAGCCAGTGTATACCTTCTGGGATACTGTTATGAGTGCAGAACGGTCCATCAACAATACTGCTAGTCAAATGAAAGAATTACTTCCTTATTAGGCGAGTACACTCAGCCCCAACCACGAAGCCAAGCGTACTCTTACATCGAAAGCGACCACATTTTGCTTTGATGATAACTTCTTATACTGTATCTAGATCAGCCCCACAAGCAGCGTCAGGCGTCTTGAGGCAATTGGACACACATGGATATCACTTTATGATCAGGGCTAGGAGCGGTACTCCTTAGTCTGTATTGATCAAATTGCTGAAATTCTATGCAAGATAATTGATCTTGAAAAACGACATTTGTCGCATGAACTTTGTACATACCTAGCTGTATTAGTACAGCAACGTATATCCACATGTGTATACTCCATATGATTTGTACGTCATAGCGTAAATTTATGATTTATACGCCATAACGTAAATTAGGTTATATCAACCATTTCACACACGTCCCCAGAGCAGGCTAATGTCTGCATCCCAGACGTGGTATCCTCTAATTCGTATTCGGATAATTTCGTCCAATCTATTTTTTCGGGCATCTGATCTAGAAGTATGTGATAATCAGTAGCCTGACAGTCCTGATATGGAGCCTGCTGGTATATGTGATCATCGAATGGAAGGAACGACACTCCAGACATCTCATCGAAATGCTCATACACGAAGGCACCAACTTGTAACCATTCATGCGACCTAATATTGCAGGTAATTGAAGGCTTATGCTCACACCAATGCCGCTGGTAAGCCAACCAGAGTTTTAGTTGATCGATGGCAGACACGTCTTTTGTATGGACTGCTCCTACAGGAGATTTTACCGGAAATGAGAATACAACGGTTGTATCTCCCTTACTGACACAAGGCTCATTTGGTATACCCTGATCAGACATAAGTCTCGTAAGAGGGTCTTTAGAATCACCTCTAACGGTACGAATGTAATAAGGAGAATGCCGTGGGTGTATCCCACTCGCGCTATTACACAACTGTGAAACCGTACCACTTGGCTTAACACAGGTTATGGCTGTACTTTGTGGAATGCCCAATTTCTCAGACCATTCTTCATTGGTATCAATGGCTATTTGTTTGAGATGCTCAAGAGTATCAGCCAGACCTTCATTGGCTAACGTCATCAGCGGGTTGTCCATAATACCGGTAAGACTTACGCCTAGCAGTCGCTCTTCTTCTGTGTTGTCTGCCCAGATTTTCCGCAAGTAAGGGAACTTGGTATATGTAGATTGGATAGTACCAAGTATAGTGGCAAGGCGTACCTTTTCCGCAATGTCATCAACGGTATCTGTGGCCCTGATAACCGCTTCTGTGAGGTTGCAAAACTGGTTAGGCCGTAGGCTGATCTCCGAACACGGGTTGCAACCGAAGGCGTAGTCAGATTTTCTACGCCCAGATTTTTCTGCCAAATCTTTGCAAGCCTGCCTATTAAAGATACCACGTTCACCTGTCCCACTTTCCATGAGACTTACCCACTCCCGCATGAATGCAGACATGTCGGGTTTTTCGGTGTAAGCAACTGAATTATTTGCTAAAGTTCTTTGGCTTTCTGTTGCATACCAACCGGTGCCTGCCTTAGCGTGGCGCATCTTGTCATCTTCTAAATTAGACAATGAGATCATGGCACTGCGTCGAACACCGCCTACTACAACCACCTCTCCAATTTTGCACATGATGTCGTGGCAGTCCAAAGAAGACAGTTTGCGGCCTTGCGCACCCTTAAATTTAGCCACTGCAAAATTGAATAAATCGACTAAGGGTGCAGGTCCAGATGCCCTACCACCAAACGTCTTCAGCCTTGCTCCGGCTGGACGAACACGCGAGACATCCCACTGTGGTATTTCACCCGCCCATAAAAGTGCAAGCACTTGTCTGAGAGCCTTCGCCCAACCTTCCTTACTATCCTTCACGACGATTGTGGTTTCACACTCAGACAAGTCAGGAACTTCGGGAAGGAGATTGATGTACTGTTGCTCAACAGAGAACCCGACACCAGTGCCACAAAGCAGGATAAACATCGCCTCATCGAAGGCTTCTCTTCTATCTACGGCTAGATAAGAGCAGTTATACATGCAAGTATTGTCACGCCTGCTGGCCTCTCCGGCACACATCAACGACCTCATGCTAGGCATGACGCTGAGTGAAAGGATTGCATCACGTATCTGTGCCTGATCGACAGGCTTGAGCCAAGTATTGACGATATTATTCATATATCTATCGACTGTCTCAGACCATGTTTCTCTTCGGCCTTCTTCTTCCAGCCAACGTGCGTAGCGGCTGGTTGCGATGAATGTCTGGTAGTCGGTGGGTAGGTAGTTACTATGCATTTGTGGTCCTTACTAAATCTGATAGGTCTGCTTTTCTGTAATTTTGTCCTTTGAGAACCTTGCCATCAGGCCGGTACAGAGGTTTACCGTCCGACCCTAGCTTGCTCATATTTGCTGAGTGAATGCGCCTGACCGCCTCGTCTAAGTCCCAGCCGAAGGTGGCAGCGTAGCCGTAAGTTACATATACAATGTCGGCTAATTCTGAGAGCATTGCTGCAGGGCGATTACCGGCGTCACTCTCGTCAGAAAACTCGCCAAATTCCTCTGCCACCAGCCGGTATCTCAAGTCCTCTAATTCACGATTAAAACGCCATTTCTCGTCCAAGGGATGGCCCATTGCAGTGGCAAATTGCCTGACCATTTCTAAGGGAGTTTGGGCCGGAAGAGGGTCAGCCAGAGAAGCCACGTCATCTATATCTTGTTGGGTGATCACTGGTCAGTCTCCAATTCGGAAATTAACCGGTCTAAGTACCAACGACACTTCTTGAGGTCTTGCAGACGTTTCTCTTTGTAAGGCCAACGCCATAGGTATTTGAAGGCGTTCTGCCAACAATATGCTTCATGCGCGGAGACGTTTAGAACCCCATCTGCCATAGCCTTCATTGCTACTATGCACTCAATCGTGCCTTCATTATAATGCGGTGGTTGATGCACCATGTTTGGCTCATCGATAGCAGCTTGGTGCCAATCTCTATCTGCCCACTTAGCCATCAGTGCAGTTTTCTTTTAAAGGCCACTACATTTTCGCTATCGCCAAGGATGTCTTTTAGGACTTCTTCCGGATCAGCATTCTCAGGCATAGACCTCTCAATCATGCGAGACATGTGCCGCGCCATCATTCCATCGAAGGCAAGTTTATCGATACCTTCCCGCATGGATATCATCATCCCGTTGAGGACATCCAAATAGAAATGCCTGTCTTCCTCATCCAGATCGTCGGACAGAGAATGACCAACCTTGAGGTCAAAAGAATGATCCTCTTCGTTAATCGTCATAATTATTGCTAGGACGTTCTCGTCAAAATCTTCGATTTCCATTACCGGCCTTTTTTGGTTAATTTGAAAAATTCTTGCGCGTCAATCACAACCAAGGGTTTCTGACGATCACCCTTAATTATTGCCAATGGAGTGGCACCTTTGGGGCAGTTGTCTTGAGCCTGCTCCATGATTTTGTAGATAGCGAAAGACTTGTTTGCCTTGCATTCTACACTGTAGGGAAACAGCCTACGGGCTAGTGGGCTGAGTTGGATATCCTCGCCGCCACACCCCATACTAGTGCTGCGCACATCGTCCTTTTCCAATTTTTTAGGGAAGAGTGCGAGAATTTGATCCCGCACCCATTGTTGGTGTTTGCGCCCTTTAGCCTTGGCACTGGACGGCGTTATAGCCACTTTGGCTTCTCAAGCAGGGTAAAGTCACCCCAACCCGTGCCGTAATCGTCTAGCTGTTTGGCGTCTGCTATACGGCGTAGGGTTGCCAGCACCTGTTCATGCGCCCATTCCATTAACTCTGGGCCTACAACGTGCTGGTGGGCAACGTATGGAGCCGTCTTTTCTATGGCAAGAAAGGAGAACTCCTCTACGTCAATCTGGGCCAACTTACAGACGTATAAGTAAAAGGCTGCTTGCAAAGGATACGCATACTTCCAACACTCTT